GGCACGACATCCTGGACATCGATGAGCCATGTGTGGTTGACAGATACACGGCTGGTGTTGACCACACTCTCACTGCCGGTGTTGACCACACTCTCGCGGCGGCGCTCGACCGAGACTGACATTTATGGTATATTAGATTTATGGCGACTGCGAAGAAGAGCACGAACGGTAACGGCAAACCCAAAACGAATGGGAATTCTAAGACGAACGGGAAGGGGAATACCAAACCCACCGGCAAGACAAATGGGAAGATTAAGAGCGGAAAGAAAAGTACAGCCAAGAAGCACACTGCAAATCAGGGAAGTCAACAGCGTGGTATAATACCATACCGCTGGAAGCCGGGGCAATCAGGTAATCCAGCAGGTCCACCACGCGGGACACGGGTTAGTGATATACTCAAAGATATCCTGGAGAGCAATAAGGTTGATGTTATCTTGACAAATGAAAAAGGCGTCAAGAAAGAAATTCACCTCCATTCCGACGTGTCAATGGGAAGGGCAATCTGTATAGCCCAGGTCTGCAAGGCATGGACTGGTGACACCCAGGCGTTCAACGCGATAGTTGACAGAGTGGAGGGTAAGCCTAGTCAGTCATTCGTTACGGGTGCATCGGGTGCACCCGAGGGCTCTCAGAAATGGCTCGTTGGTGGCCGGGAGATTGTATTCTGATGGGACCCACTTCATATCACCGTGGGTGGTTGATTGTTTGGAATAACCAGACCCGCCAGTGGTATTATTCAGACAACGGGCAATCAATATCGCAGGAGCGTCCTTGTGTACGCTGTGGATGCATGCCGACACCAGAGGGCCATGATGCCTGTCTTGGCACATTGCCTGGTGTTAAGTTTGCGTGCTGTGGACACGGTGTGGAGAAGCCATCTAGAATACTGGAGATGGATTGATGGCACCCGCCTCTACCCCACCATCAAACAAATATTCCCTCACTACATTCACGCAGCAATCTGAATTCTCCGAGGCTGTATTCTCCGGTAGATATAGCTCACTGTGTTTCGGCGGCGACATCCGCTCGGGCAAAACTGTGATGCAGCTTGGCATCCTGACCATTCTATGCAAGCTGTACCCCGGCTCAAGGTGGTTTGTAATCCGTCGTGACAGGGACACGCTCAAGCGCAACACCATACCATCGTTTCACAAATACTGCTCACCGCCTGGATTCTTCCCTGAGTTCAACAAGTCCGATCTGATAGCCACCGCAATCAATGGTTCTCAGATTGCCTTCATGTCAGAGGCTGGGTCATCCGACCCGGAACTTAACAGATTTAAGGGGCTTGAGGCAAACGGGTTCCTTCTTGAGCAGGCAGAGGAGCTACGAGAGGAGACCTATCAGATAGCCATACAGCGCGCCGGGCAGTGGCGGCTCGATCCCATGCCACCCATGCTGATACTTCTAAATGTCAACCCTAACGATTCATGGCCTCGCGTCAAGTTCTACGAGCCCTGGCAAGATGAGAAGTTGGCAGCACCGTTTTATTTCCAGCTTGCGAGGCTCACGGACAACCCGTGGATTGCACCTGAGTATATCGATACTCTGCGAAAAACACTCCCACCTGCTGTGTTCGCACGCTACTGTGAGGGCAAGTGGGATGCCATAGACGCGCCGATGCAGCTTGTCTCCTGGGAGGTTATTCACGCATGCAAAGAGCGCCGGGAGACCAAGGATCAGCGCCGGTATATGGGTGTGGATGTGGGCCGTGAAGGCAAAGACCCATCGGTTTGGTACGTGGGGGAGGGTCCGAATATCATAGCGCGGCGAGTCGAAGAGAAAACAAAAACTACGGAATGTCGTGACATCACGATACAAATGATGGTAGAATACTCGGTGAGTGCAGAATACACCTGCCTTGACTCTGTTGGGCTTGGGGCCGGGGTGATAGATGAACTTGACGAAAAGGGATTCGAGTGCATCCCATTTGTAGGGGGTACGAAGTGCAATACGAAAATACCAGGGACTGAATTTCACTTCATCAATCATCGATCATGGGCCAACTGGATCACGGCGGAGGCCATGAAGAAAAACAATGTTGGCAATTTTTCGGAGCGGAAATTACTTTCTGACTGCGGGGCCATCAGGTACATAATCAAAGATGACAAGGGGATCAAGATTGAATCCAAGGAGAAGTTCAGAGATCGTACACACCGATCCTCTGACGACTGGGATGCGTTCTACATGTCCCAGTGGGCACGATTCCAGGATGAGATAATGCCACAGCCCGGGATGTTTTCGCTCTAAGGGATCGCCAGTCCCAAGCGAACATCCGGGTTGGTCTTGCATCACAGTATAGCGGGGTAGCATGGCTGGACTTAATCACACAAGGTAAAGAAATATGCCAACTAAGCGAGTGCAGAAATCCGGCTTCATCTCCGCTATCCTTGATCGCTTCGGGTACATCAAAGCCTCCTCGGTAGAGCAAGTCATCTCTAGTATGTACGTGTCACAGGGTGCTCAAGGCGTTACGCCCACCACCTCTTACTCCACGCTCTGCGATGCGTACCGTGGGTGGGTCTATACCTGCATTGACAAGATAGCAAAAACAGTGGCCACGCTGCCGATGAATCTGTATGTCTACCGCAACTCCACTGGTAGTAAAGTCAGAGGGCTTGAGATTAAGCAACATCTCAAGCAGCTGCCTACAGAGACGGACCGCCGCGCATATCTCAAGGCGCAAAACGTCGAGAAGGAAGTGGTCGAGAAGCACCCGTTTCTCTCTCTGATTGAAAGACCAAACGCCATTGACACCCGGATCATTCTTTGGTGGAATACTATCATGCGCATGGAGTTGGCTGGTAGTTGTGGGTGGTATATGCCTGTCAATGCACTAGGATTGCCTGCGGAAATATGGACGCTCCCCTTGACAAAAACAGCGTCTTTGAGACCAATACCGGATCAGCAGGAAGTGATCAGCGGGTATCTGTATGTGGATGGGAATCATAAACAGAAATTTACAAAAGAAGAATTGATGTGGATGCGGTACCCCAATCCGGCTACACCCTACGAGGGTAAATCGCCACTGTCGGCTCAGGTGTATCCGTATGACATCGACCGCTTCCTGGAGATTCAGCAGCATTCGCTATTGAAGAATAAGGCGAACTTCGGGAATGTGTTCACCACAGATCAACAATTGAAAAGCGCAGCACTGGATAAACTCAAGGCATCAATACTTGCCAATTGGGCCGGTGTGCAGAAAACCGGCGACCCGATCTTTCTGCACAGTGGGCTCAGGCTGGACGACAAGGGGCTCACGCAATCCGCCAAAGATATGATGCTTGAGGAGGTTGAGGAATTCGCTCGGGATAAGCTGATTACCGCATACGACTTGACACCCGGCAAGCTCGGACTTGTGAAGGACGTGAACCGTTCCACGGCAGAAGTGCTCAACGAGACGTTCTACCAGGAGTGCGTCCGGCCCAAAACGATGCTGATTGAAGAGAACATCGAGGCATTCATACTACCCCGGTATGATGAAGATCTGACACTTGACTTTGAATTGCCCGAGTATCACGATAAAGAAATGGAAATCAAGAAGCGTGAAGTTGATATCAAGGCCGGTGTCACAACGATCAACGAGGCGCGGGCGGAGGATGGTAGAGAAGATGTAGAATGGGGCCATGAGCCCTGGATGTCTCTATCTATGATGCAGGTAGGGGCCAGGGGTGAACCGGGAGCGGGGCCGGGAACGGAGCCGGTAAAGCGTGTTGATATGATAGAACGCAAGCTATTGACTCCTGCATACTGGACTAAAGAAGTCAAGGAGACATATTGGAAAGCCTTTGCCGCCACGACGGCAGGGTGGGAGAAGCGCGTCATTAAGACTATGCAGGATTACTGGGACCGGCAACTCAAGGAGTTGCTTGCACGCCTTGACAAAGAGGGTAAGGCAATTGTCGGGCAGATAGCTGGATGGAACAAACAGAAGATACGCCGACTCGTAACATACAAGGACAACGCACGGGTCCGGGGAATCAATATTGGCAAGACGGAAGAGGCGGCATTGCTGTATGATGATCTGCACCCAACCATGACCATCGTTGTGGAGCAGGCTGGTGTGCAGGCAATTGGACGGCTGGGGGCTGACATAGCGTATAATGTGGCCGACCCAACAGTGAGTAAGTGGCTTGGCTCACGCATCAAGGAGCACAGCAAAGAGATTACTGGAACGACGTTCGACCAGGTGGGTGCAATACTCCGCGAGGGTTTCGAGGATGGGTGGGGTACAACGAAGATCGCCACGGCATTGAGAGATAAATTCAATTCATACAACAAATACAGAGCGGATGCAATTGCCCGTACTGAGGTGATTGGTGCGTCGAATTATGCTGATATCGATGCCGTATCCCAGGCAGAGCTTGACAAGGTGCTCAAGAAGTTCTGGATTAATGAATTCGATGCAAGGGAAACCCACGCCGCAGCAGGGAGCATATACAATGAGAGCGGTGCCATAAAAATGGACGCGATGTTTTCAGTGGGTGGTGATAGCATGACTGCTCCAGCGTGTGGTACCTTGGCGAAGGAGAATATAAATTGTCGATGCACGATAGGTATGGTGGAAGCATGAGAACAGGGGCACGGCATGAGGCTCAGGGGCACGGCATGAGAACAGGGGCACGGCATGAGAACAGGGGCACGGCATGAGAACAGGGGCACGGCATGAGAACGACATACGAAGACAAGGCCAGCGTCACGCGGCAGGTGAAGACCACTCGGGAGACTGCGTGGGAACGGACGCTTAGAATACGCAACCGAAAGCTCAAATACAAAAGGCAGTTGGCGAAAGGGGCACGGTATGATGATTAAGAAGAAGGGCTCCAATGGGGCGCCGTCGCAGGTGGACCAAAAGGCAAAGCCGGATACTATGGTGATAGACCCGGCAACTTGCGAGAAGAAGGTGTTTGTCAGTGAGGTTAAAGCCTTCGATGATGATGAGATGATTCTGGAGCACTTCATCTCTACCGAGGGGCAGGACCGTTCCAAGGATATTATGCATGCCGATGGTATGGTACTTGACGGTGTGCCGTCTGTGCTCAAGCAGCATGGTATGGATATCGATACCGGGGCAGAGCCTATTGCCAAGCCGCTTGAACTGCGCGTGGGTAAGAATGACAAGGGCGACAAGGGGATAATCGCCAAGACTAAGTACTACGACGGCAGCAATCTTTTGCCACCTGACAACACCGGGCGGCGGCTGTATGAGAAGGCCCGCGATGGATTTATGCCATATTGGTCTATCGGGTTTAGCATAATTGACAAATCGTCAATCCAAGGCGGTGGTCGGGATATCACAAAGTGGATCCTTTACGAATACTCTCAGGTCGGAGTACCCGACAACATCGATGCGGCAACATTCAAGGGCATGGATGCAAAAGATATTGAGGGTCGTGTCAATGAGATTATCAGCTTCAAGGTTAAGGCTGAAGAGAAAATTGAAGATACAGGGTCCGATGCGCCCGGCACTGGTGCCTCTGGGGATGCGCCCGGCACTGGCAATACTGACACCAAGGACGCTGACGAGACAGAGGCAATGACAAAGGAACAGCTTGTTAAGGACTATGCAGCGCACATGGAGATATCCGATGACGTTGCCCGCGAGAAGTTGTTCCCTCCCTCTGCTCTGAAATCGATAGCGGCACGTGTAGAGGTTGAACTTCCGTGGGAATCCATGTCGACGATATGGTGGGGCTTTGTTGATGAGGTGTGGTACAGCGATGGCAGCGAGAAGACGGTCAAGGCACTCGTCAAGGAATTGGGGGAACTGATTATGCCACACGCTGTTGCCCTTGCAACAGCAGTACAACCAACAGATACAGGAGAAGTAGTTGAAAAGTTGATAGAACAGAAACAGAAAATGAATTTCATACCCGCCGTTGCTGATACTGCTGATCCGGCACCAGCATCGAGTGACAACGGAAAGGGAATGGTGCATACA